AAGGACTATGGTCCTAAGAATATTTCACAAGCACCAGGCGGTGCAATCAATGGCCTGCGTGTACGTATGCATGATAAGTTAGCACGAATCAATAACCTGATTGACAGTGGTGCAAACCCTGAGCACGAATCCTTAGAAGATTCCTTCAAGGACATGGCTAACTATGCAATCATTGGGTTGCTGGTTTTACGAAAGCAATGGGACAATGACTAACAAATCTTCATTTGATATAGATTTTGGATACGGCCGTAAAGGTGAGCAGTTAGTAGAAGAGTTACTTACTGGTGGTCGCACAGTAGAAGTTAAGCGCGACCGCAAGTGGTGGATTACAAACAATCTTTATATCGAAGTTGAATGCTGGTTCAAGAAGTCTGAATCATGGGAGCCATCAGGCTTAATGGTTACTGAAGCTTCACATTGGGCATTCGTATTAGAGCAAGCAGTCTTTATTATACCAACACATATCTTAAAGAAGGGTGTGTTAGAGTTTGGTAGAGAAATCTCTTGCGAGATTCCACCTAACAAGAGTAAAGGTTATCTAATTACTGTAGAAGATTTGCTTACAATGACACGCAAGTTTAAGAACGAGAAGGTTAGTGATGAACTGGCAACAAATTGAGCCGTGGGAATATGTAATCACGGCGGTAGCCTCTGAGTATCATCGTAAGTTTGACATGGTTGAACTCGAAGATATCAAGCAGAGTTTATATGAGTGGTTTGCTAAGCACCCTAACAAGGTGGCTGAGTGGGAAAAGATAGGTAACAAGGATGCAAAGAACCTTATCTATCGTAGCCTTCGCAACCATGCATTAGATTATTGTCAGAGATGGAAGGCTAAGAGTGTCGGATATGACGTGTCGGATATCTATTACTATGAGGCAGATGTTGTAGAAGCACTGCTCCCTGCTGTGTTGCGTAGTGAGTATGGTGTTACTCATAAGTTAAACTTAGGTAGACCAGGGCGACCAAGCGCCCCATCAGAAGGTGGAAACTTATCTGTCATGATGATGGAAATAGACTCCGCATACTGGAAGTTAAGTAAAGAGGATAGAAAGATACTCTTCTTCCGATATGCAGAGTCTATGGACTACAAAGAGATAAGCAATTACTTATCACTAGGTAGTGATGACGCAGCACGCATGAGAGGTAACAGAGCTGTCAAGCGACTGGTCAATAAGTTGGGTGGCTTTAAGCCGTACTACGATACTGATATTACGGAGCCCACGGAAACAGAGCCATCAGAAGACTCATCATACCAAGAATTAGGTACACCAATAGAGTCAGAGCAGTAAAGAACACTACTGATATGATTGAAAGGGCGCGGAATGAACTCATCTCGCGCTCTTTACTGGGCATCAGGGTCAAACTCTCTATCGAAATCATCTTCTGAATCAATCATCTGTTGTATCATACCCTCTAAGTCCAGCTCTGCTGGGTCTACATGTAGTGCTTCCCCATTTACATTGTAGAACTCTTCAATCTCTTTCATGCTAGCAAACTGTAGTTCATCAGACTGTAAGTCACAGGCTGAACAACCACCAGCGTCGCATACTTCACATACCATTTGCTATCCTCCTGTTGAATAGAATCCACTGCCATTAAACTTGACAGGTGGTGCACTGTACACCCTTACCATTGGCTCATTGCAACTGTCGCAGTAAGGTATGATTTCCTGTTCGGTCATACCCCTACTGATTGTGATAGTGCTTGAGTCATCTTCACATTTGTATTCATAACTAGCCATTTGTTTCCTCAGTTCTAGCCCATGGGTCAATAGTAATAGCCTCTAAAGAATTTTCTATGGCATTACGTAGTTCTCGGTGCATCTCTCTATCGTTCTGTATGTACTCACGATTCGCTACTATCTGATGTAGAAACTCAGTCATCTTCCATCTCCGTTCCTTCTGGCGTTGGTGCTGTTGCTAGTGTACCACACTCAGCGCACTCCATGTCAAGGAAGTACATGCCAATCTCTCCGTCGTCATCAAAGATAGTCTTGAGATTCCAAATCTCACAACCACATGGGCACACTAGTGTAGGTTCACCGCGTATGTCCATCGCCTGACTGTAATCAGGGCGCATCTCTGTTACATGCTTAGCCATTAGTAGTTACCATTCCTTTTCCAATGAGTCCATGCATCGCATGGTGTGCCGTATCTGTAGAAAATATAATCAAGCCCACGTTCTATCTGTCGTGGTGCTGGTGTGTCAGGGTCAAGCCCCAACAGTTGTGGAATCCCACCCGCATGCTTCCCCATTACACGGATAGGATTAAAGGCATCAGGATTCCAAGCGGATTCCTTACCCCACAATCTGTTGAGACATGACACCTGATTATCTTTCCACTCGTTGAGTTTATCTCTAGCGTACGCCTTGCTATCTGCCTTACTCCAAATGACTTGCACGCCTTTGTCTGTTGTGTCCGTGGCTGTCTTTGAGTTGTCGGTTAATAGCAGAGCTACTACTACGAGCAGTAAGAATGTTAGTGATTTCATTTGGTAGTTGCCCTTACTCTGTGTGCGAAGTTAATCATAGACCTGCGATTGTTCCATGTTAATGGGACAGATGCAAGTAGGACACGTTCACCAGGTAGAGTGCCTCCCCAAATTCCATTGTCTAAGTTCTCTCGTTTCATACCCTCAGCAAAGCATTCAGCCTTGGCTGGGCATGTGTTGCAGATAGATAGCGCGGTCTTTACATTAGCGATACGTTGCTTGTACTCTGGACTATTTTCATTGACACGATTGTTCTCTGCGTCGCTGTCGATAGACTCGCTGAACCATAGGTCAGGGTTCTCATGACCTGTGCATAGACCTTGCATACTCTATCTCCTATCTCTCTAGTGCTATCTCTATCATCTCGTCGAATTCTTCGTCGAGTTCTTCTTCATCATCATACCCTAATGCTACGTCGTCGTCAAGTGGTGGCTCGTAACTCATGTTCTCCCCTTAGTGTAGTACTGGTCGGTAGATAGGTATAACAGTAGCATTGACCAGCTTGCTACCGAACGTTGTTGCTTCTTGGATACTAGCGAACACTCCGTATAGTATGCGGTCGCTATCTACTGTGGTTAGCGTTACAAATCCAACAGGTGGCTGTTCGCTACTGTATTCAAATCCTTGTACTGTTACTGTGCTCATTGTCTATCCTCTCTTAGTTGTTGTGTGTGTTCTGACCTACAATCCATGCAGTAATACTTGTATTGTACTGTATTACTTAGACTAATGTCAAATACCCACCTATGTTCGCAACCAATGGTGCTAAAGATAGCACGCACTAGTCGCCATGACGGGGTATCCCACCAATCTTGAACATTTCGTATAACTTCAGGCAGATTATAGATAAGGTTACTATAACATGCTGGTATGTATACGCCACGATAGAGTGGAGCGTACTGTGCAGGGAATACTGGTGATGATTGACGCTCACGTTGAGCAACAACCTCATGTAGAAACTCTGTCATAGTATCTCCAATCTATAAAGTTAAGTGAGCAGTTTAATGTCGTGCTCAGGACAGGTGGCGAAGTTGTTACGCTTCGAACACCACTTCTGTATAGCCATTGAGTCGCTCATGTGTAGTGATAAGACCCTTGCTACCTGTGATGTGCTTGTATGTGCCGTTACCTAGTGATACCCAAACCGACTTAGGCTTGAAGCGTGTCTGTGAAGGTAGTGCCTTCACGATAGTGCCACGCTTTGGGTAGTCACTTGATGTATCAACTGCGTTGTATGAAATCTCGTCTGCGATAATGCGTAATTCCTCAGCAAGATTTAGGATTGTGTCGTTAGACATTTGTTACCTCTCTAGTTAGTATAGGAAATCGGCAAGGCTTCGTTTGCTTTGCCAATCTTTGTTCGGTGTGTAACATAGGCAGTCATCTATCATGATTGAACAATCAAAGCATGACTTGCACATGTTACAGTAGTACGGGTTGTCTGTCAAATCCGTGGCAGACTCACAGTAGGGGCAGACTTCTAAGTCTACATCTACTGTGTAGTCCCACAGTTTGTCGGTATAATCTATGGCTTTGACAGGCTCTAGGTAGGTAGTACGCTTATGACTTTGGTTACTCCACCAGATACCTTCATTGTCCCATGAACCAGCCGACTCGTTGAGTAGATACATAGGGTGTTGTGCTGCTGGGTCACATGTAATGATAGCAATCTTGCTACCCTTAGCCCAAGTCTCAGCCATAATCCATACGTTATCATCATCAAGTGCGGACACGCCACCAATTCTAGGTAGTGTATCCTCAGCGAAGACACGCGTATCACTACGCTTGTCGGACTTGCCGATACTTATGTCAAGCACACCATTGTGTGCTAGGTAAGTACGCTCATCATCACCAACCTTAAATGGGTGGCAATTCTGTTCGTTCTTAACACCATGCGTGGCGTATCGTGCGTGCCACATGGCGTAGCCGTCAGGGAATTGCTTGCGTAATTCCAAGAAGCGTGCAATAGATTTTTTAGCAGACATGCTACGCTCTGAGATAATCCTATCACCAGCATGAATAGCAAAGCCAAATCCGTGTGGATTACTACACGCACCAGCGTGTAAGTCTGCTTTGTTTGGTGTGGAGTTTGGCTCGCACACTACAAGTAAGCACATAGTATCATCTCCCTAAGCGTTAGCAGTTATCTTTTTGTTGATGTCTACTGATTGTATCTTGTCCAACCTAGAGTATAGGTCAGGGTAGAGTCCATTGTTGGACACTACATAGTCAGCAAACCACTCCCAAGATAGTGCGCCAAGTTTGACGTCATCTAGTCGTAGTTCCCTAGTGTATTCTACCATGGCTTGTGCTAAGTCTAGGGCACTTAACACGCCACTTGTTTTCATTGTGCCCCTGAAGAAGCGCAATTCTATTGTGTGTTTATTCTGTGTATTAACGGCTGAGTATCTCTCTGTGCTGTGTCGGTCGGGGTTGCCGACCTTGTGCTTGATAGAGAATACAGGGCGGTCATACTCATCAAAGGTGTACACATCATTAAACCTTGCGAAGCGTGACTTACGACCCGCAAACTTCATCATGTGTGGTGCGTTGTGGTACACAAAGGCTATGAACCTATGCAAGTGTGCGCCACTACTAAATCCGTTACGGCTTAGGTGTATGTGCAGACCGCATGTGTCTGTATCCCACGACCTAGCGTCATAGTCTTTGCGTAGTGTCTCTATGGTATTCCATAGTAGCGCACTATTCTCGCGGTATTCTTGGTGCGTATGTGGGTGAGTAACTATCTCGAACCCACTACTAATACTTCCGTCATGCTTTAGGTACGCAGTACCTAGTAAAGAACCTGAAGCAAAGCGTGCGCCTGTGTCTACATGTGGTAACTCTGTCTCCAACTCGAAGCCAAGATACATCTTGTGCTTACTAGTACCCTTAAAGATAGGTGCTGGCTTGCATGAGTAGTCGTGGATAGTACCGCTTGCGCGGTAGTTACGGCAACACTTACCCTCTACTGTGTCACTCTCACGACAATCGCAAGGGTAATCATTGTGGTATGACTCGTCACAATCATCACAGTAGTAGCAGTTATCGGAGAAGCAACTCTCACAGAATGGCGTGTCGCCAACGTAAGTTGTACTCTCTGATGATGACTCGCAACATGACTCACAGTAGTAACTGTAATTCTCGTAGCAGTAGTCGCACCATTCCTCGTTGTCTACTGTGTGACTATTCTCGCTAGGCATGCCGTCCTCGCAACGCTCACAATAACTAGCACAACTCGTACACCAATACTCACCATTAACAATGATGTTGTCCTCGGTGTCGCGTATGTCAGCGCACTCATGGCAACTGAACACACAATCCGTGCAGTAAGTGTAGTCGTTTAGGACTAACTCATCACCCGACTCTATCTTGTTAGAGCATGTGTGGCATGCTAAAGTCTCGTTATCCTCCATGTATCTCACCCCCTCTCGCTGTATAGTCGTAGTATAGCATGGCGTTAAGCCTTTGTCAATTCTCTCGCGTTGTCTATAATTGCGTCTGCAATCTTGGAGCGCAAGCCTTGTACCTCTAGCACTAGACTAGGGAAATCGTTGCGCTTATGGGTATCCTCTTGCAATCGTAGTGCAAGTCGGATAACCTCGACCTCACGTTGTGTAAGGTCTAACAATAGGTTATCGTGCGTCATAGTACCCCTCGTAACGGCGTAGTCTACGTTCTAACACATAGACTCTACGAAAGGCTATCAATAGTACCATGTTCACCGATAGCAAGGCTATCATTAGGGCGAACATGTCACTTGTAGATAGTGTCATGTCTAACCTCTCTCACAGGGACACCATGAGCCTAGATTAAGTTTGCCACACTTAGGACAAGTCCAAAACCTATCCTTGCGTGGGTCGCTTTCACTAGCCACTTGATACCCCTATCTTATCATGGGCTTGACGCTTTGTCAAGTCGTGCCACGCTAGGGCTCGAACCTAGACCTACCCCCACAATCGGGCGTGGCTAATGCTTAGTCGTTCGCGTCTATGTGGACGCTAGGTAGCGTGGCGCGGAACTCGCGTTCGCGTTCGCTAAGTGCTAGGGCGCGGGCTAGGCGTTCCTGTTCCTCAATGCTTAGGGTTGGTAGTACGCGCTCAACCTTTGGTCGGTTGGTCGTGAC